AAAGAGAAACGCTTGAATAAAGGCTTTATCCCAACCCTGGGTTCTAGGAAGGTGATCATCACCCATGAAAACAAAATAATCATATAAAGGATACTTAGTAATATCCAAAAGCATAACCGCACCGGTATTAAGAGATTTAGCACAACCACCTGTTTTATTATCCGCAGGTAACTTTTTATAGTTTTCACTTTTGGCGTACTCATTCCATTTAGGATCATCATTATCTATAACAATGTATAGATCGGCTTCTGCCCCAGTATCTTTAAAAGCCTGGGCTAACCTTTCGGCGCTTTCAGGCCTACCCCTACTAGGTACAACCACACACATCTTCATGGCCATAGGGTAGGGGATAGGGCTGACTTACTTCTTAGATATAAGGATTTGATACAGCGTGTCTATCTTTTCTTCTATGCGTGCAACGCGGCCTTCTAGGTTATGGCCACCATTGCCATCAGGTTTTAACTCACTTAGATAATGTTTAACCAACCATCTTACAGAAGCAATAAATGATCCAATTATTGTAACAATAGATACAACTAATGCCATCTGATCATTCGCGTTCATTAACTATTGATTCCAAATTTATCATCCGCAGGATCAAGATAGCGAATTAAAGGTGCAACCAAAGCACCTGCCAAAATTGCATATTCAGGTTTAACATCTGCAACCAAAGCCAACAAGGTTGTAACTGTTGCACAGGCAACACTTCTTAGATATGACTTAATCACTTCTTTTTGTTTTGTAGTAATTTTCATTTTAATCCTAACTCTTTGATTTTTTTTACAACCTCATGTTGGGTTAATGCTATTTCAAAATGCATATCATCTTTCCGTTTCTTGTAATTGCCGCCCCAGTTCAACCCATATTTAGTTATCAGTAGGTTAATTGTATTACGCTGATCCTTATTAAATGTATTTGACTTGCCCAAAGGATGCTTAATTGCATTTAAGTCTATGGCCGTACCGGATGAATGATTGCTTAATACACGCTCTGATCCCCTGGTCATGCGAAAGGCATAACCCCAATCATCTAATTGGCCGTGATCAATAGGTTCAACTAATTCATGAAATTCTTTGGCAAAATTAATGAGCAATGGCGCAACGGCTTTACAACAAGCAAACTTTATTTTTGTTCCTGGCACATTAAAAGATTCAATGCCTAAAGCCTTGCGATCCTCACTAGCCGGCCATCCATTAGGGCTAGTGAGTTCTCTAATAATTGCCATCAACGATTATTAAGATAGTAAGGCTTTTGCTTCTTCTTCTGAAAGCCCTAACCTTTTTAGTACAGCGGCCTTAACTTCGGCTTGTGCGGCTAACTCAGCCTCTTTAGCAATACGATCAGATTCAGCCTTGACAGCATCCGCCTCACGCTGAGCGATTTCTTCGGCAGTTAATTCCACCTCAGTTTGCTGTCCTGTTTCACAGTTGATTATTAGTTTAGTTGGCATTTTTCTCCTTTATGAGTTTTTGATTCCGTATAGGTAAGCGGTTGAGTGTTGCATTAAATTTCCACCATTAGCAGTTATTGTTAATGAAGTGATTGCTGCGGTTCCAGTCCATAATGCAGCCCAAAGTGAAGCCGTTGCAGCAGTCGCATTATTTTCCGAAACGCCATCCGCTGAGGCTGACTTTTGATTACTGCTTGTGTAATTTGGAATATAAACATCATTAGACCCAAAAGTGCTGGATGTAGCAGTATTTCCATTTAATCTTACTAAAGCGGCTGAAGTCAAAGTTCCAGAGTTAGATGATGCGCTACTACCATTACCCCTAAGTTGTACATAAGAATAATTACTGCCAGTGTCAGTATTAAATTTAATCAAAGCAAAATCATCTACATCTGCATTAACACTTCTTAAAGATAATTTTAATAACAAATCAGTATATGTGCTAGGTATTGAAGTAAACTCTATATTAGCCGCACCACCACTACCAACAGTTGAACTTGCTATTAAAGTATATGTGTTTGCCATTATGCCGCCGCTATTCCGTAGAGGGTGAAGGTTGAGCCTGAATTGTAATTACCGCCATCAGTTAATAATTTAATGGTTGTAATTGCGGAAGTACTGCGCCATAAACCTACGATAGCCGTTACTCCTTTATAAGTACCAGTTGCAAGGTTTTGTCTAACCAATGCAGTTTTATATGTAGTTGCATTGGAATAGTTTTGTATTGAAACAACAAAGTTTTGTTCTAGATTTCCATTACCACCAACAGTTTTTGCAATATCAATACTTGTACCATTACTCCTGCGAGATGAACTGGCTGAAGTGCCATTACCGACCAACTCTGTTATTGAATAATTAGAACCTGTGTCTGAATTAAATTGCATTAATGGACAATTTCCGTTTGCTGTTCCATAACTGCCTATTAAAACCAAATCAGTATAACTTCCGCTGATTGTGCTGAAAGTAACAGATGCTTGCGCACTACCTAAAGTAGTTGTCGCTATCGGTGTATATGTTGAACCTGCGGCCATTGTTAAACTCCCTTAATTCCGTAGAGGGCGAATGATGAGTATTGGGCAAAATTACCGCTATTAATTTCTAATGTTATAGATGAAACTGCTGCTGTATTCATCCATAAATTTGAAATAAGCATAACTTCACCTGACCCATTATTATCACTACCATTTAATTCTCTTGTAGTTGTATTCTTATTTGTGTTTGAATAATCAAGAATATCTATAATTGCTACTCCACCCGCAGTAGTAGAATAGTACACTCCAGAATAAGCATTTTGTGCAGAACCTGCGGCGACAGTACCGCCATCTCCATTAAGGTAGTGATATCTATAATTTGCTGTTGTAGTATCACCATTAAGTCGTAAAGTAGAATATTTAGTTCCCGAAGTAGATGGCAAAGCAAGATACCTTAATTGTAAATGCGTATAAGTAGCGGGTATAGAACTAAAAGTAACAGTTGCTTGAGAACCACCTAAAGTAGTAGTTGCTATTGATTCGTAACTAGATGCCGCAACAGCCGCACCCGCTGATTGCGCTAATATCCCAAGAATTAAAGACATTACGCAATTCCACCCACAACATACCAACTATCTGTACTGACTTTAATTATGCTTGCCGCTTTGAATTGTCCGGTAATTGTTGGGTTAGTAGATACCGCGCCACTTGATGCAAGTGTTACGCCTGATCCCTGGATGATAGATACTGTGCCACCTGATCCAATTTTAATCACATTTACAACTGATCCAGTTGTCATCGCCACTGTATTGTAAGGCGGTATTGTAATTGTGGTTGTGCCGGTGTTTGAATAGGTAATTAATTTATTATCTGCATCAGTAACCACCAATGTGTCTGATGTTGCGGTAACCGCTCTTACCGTGAGGTTGGCGATTGAGTTCATCTGAGCCGCCGTTAATACCTGACCAACTGAAAAAGTTGCCATCACACTCCCCTAATAAGCCAAAGAATCTTCATCTAAAATTCCATCAACATCCGATGATAGCAAAAATCCTGATGCAAAGGGCTGGGCGCAAGTAAAAGTTACTTGAAAAGATTTAGGTGTTATTTGATAGGTAAGGCCTGCAATAACGCTATCTGTAACTACATTGCCTGCCGGCAGGGTTTGAGTAACCTCTATTGGGTCAAACATATCTAGGTTTAATGCCGCAACTACGCGGTCAGGATCATCCTCACCAAAGGCATCAACAGTTAAAGAATTTAATTGTATGTTTACGCCCTGTTCTTTTCGGGAAGCAATAATCATTTGTGCTTGATTTAACGCATCGGCTGTTGTTTGCATAATGCCGCCCCTGACCCGGCTATGTTGGAAATAATCCTCAATACTTGCAGAATCGCTTGCGGTCTGACCACTCAACCCTGTTGGTGTTACAGTTACTTTATTAATCATTTGATAATCAGAAATATCAAACTCAACCGCCTGGTATGTCACATCGCCTGATCCGGGTACATCACTAAAAACAGTAGCAGTATCACCCGAAGCAACTATGATGTCATTGCGGGATAAAAATTTTGCATACCCGCGCTCATCCATATAAAACGCGCCCAGGTCTGTACCTTCTACAACCTGACATGCTGACAATAATGATCTTGATGATCCATCATCTACCTGCACGGTAGTAGTTGCGGTAGTGGATATATCACGCATACCACCTGGCCATTCTCCGGCATCCAACAGGCTTGAAATTCTTTGGGCAGTGGTTTGTCCGGCTGTGCCGCCGCTAACTGATGTGATAGTTGTAAGGTTTAATAACTGGAATCCATCCACACAGGCTAAAGTCACATAGGCTGGATCAAACCCGGTAGGGCTTTGGTAATTCCATTCTTGTACATAAAAAGAACCTAAGTTATATGTTACGCCTAAATATTCTGCCGTAAAGCGAATCTTACGCATTGGTTTAATTTTGCCATATAAACTTGATCCGGTATTGGCTGGATTAAATTCACCTGTTTCATCAACAAAAACTATACGCGCTGTGCCGCCGGTAAAAGAATCTGATGATCTATTAAAGGCACGCCTGATATAGCATTGAGTAACAAAATTTGTTATATCAACTGTATCTGCGGCGGCAGTACCTAATACTGCAACATCAAGCGGGGTGGCAGGATCATCAAGAACAAGTGCGGGATCAAAACTAGCACCGCCCGAAAAATCAATTTCTGCCCGGAATGTTGCGGCTGGCATTATCTACCTAAGTTAGTTAATTGAGTTACCGCGCCTGCTCTGTTTAAATTGTACAAAGCATCTTGAATTACAGATTGCAATTCACCTTCTGATATAACACTGCCTGCAACATTGATGTTCACGGTAGTACCAAATCCACCCATTTTGTCTAATGGAATAACTGCCTCTGCACCGGCCTCACCAATAAGGGCTTGGGTGGGTCTTGTAACAATGCCGCCTTCTGCCATAGGTACACGCCTGCCGCCTGTCAAAGGGTCTATGTCCGGATTAGCCCTAAAATACGCATCTGCCTGAGCTTGTAACCTTGCACTAGCACCAGCCCCCGATCTAGCACCAGCAACACTACTACCCCCGGCGATCAATTCTTCATATACATTTTTAAAAATTTGATCATATTTCTGTGGCTCAATAATAAGTGGAGTTGGGGTTGTAGCGGCCTGAGTTGTTATTTCAGGTACTTTAACTTGCTTTAATAAAGCCAACATTTTTTTTATTTCTTCATTGGCAGAAAACAATTTGAGAATATACATCTCAACGCCTAAAGTGGTCATACCCCACTTTTTAGCTAATTCATCTATTTCGCCTGATGTGATTTTGCCATCTTCAATTACTTTTAACACATCCGCGTATCTTTGTGCTTCATTAACTGCGGCTTCTGTGCCTTCTTTTAATTTTTGTAATATACGCACACGCGCTTCATCTTCGGCAGATAACTTACGGCTTAAAGCAACCTGTAAATTGATTGCATCAAGATCAAACATTTTTGCAAGTTCGGCTTTTTTCTTATCTAAAGCCTGTTGTGCAGTTTTTTCTTTGGTCATTTGTTTTTCTCTAGCCAAAATATCTTTTTGTATTTTAGCCAAAACTTGTTCAGTAGTAAGTTCTTTTTTGCCATAAAGTCTT